TGGCCCAGGGCGGCATCTACGGTGCTGCGATGGCTGCTGTCGTGGTGGCACAGGGTATGGCGCAGGTGGCAGCGATCCGCTCCCAGCAGACTCAGGGCTTTATGACTGGCGGTAACTTCACCGTCGGAGGTACTGGTGGAGCTGACTCGCAAATGGTAGCATTTAGGGCAACGCCTGGTGAGCAGGTCACGGTCAGCACTCCTACGCAAGTCCGCAAGGGTACAGCGGCGCAAGGGCAGGGCGAGCAGGCCTCGGCTCAGCCCGCTGTGGTCACCCCGAAGATCATCAACGTGCTGGATCCGGCAATCGTTGGCGACTACCTTGGCACCGACGAAGGCGAACAGTTGATCATGAACGTGGTGCAGCGCAATCAACGCGCGCTGGGCTACTGATAGGAGAATTTGATATGGCAAACGAAGTCGGTAGCGCAGCGAACCTCGAAGACCTGTTCGGGAAGATCGTTAGCTTCCTCACCACGAATGCGACACTGGTCGCAGCGAACCAGGACTGGCAGGCATTGCGCTTGCGTCGCGACAATATCGCTACGCACACCAGCAATCTTCCCGATCCTACGTCTGCCAACGCGCGGAAAATGATTCACACCTTCCGTTATGATCCGCGCTCACTAAATATGAACAACCCTGCCCAGCAGGAATCGTTTTATTTTACGAACTCTGGTTACACCGCGGGCACGAGTTACAATCAATGGATCCTTAAAGCATCGCGGGAAGTGAAGACCGTAAGAATCAAGGCTCCTGTCGGATCCAGTTATGCCAGCTATGCCCCGAAGTCGTTTCTGCTTCAATATTCTGATGATGGTACAGCCTGGACGACTGCGCTAACAGTTTCCAACGCTCCGAACTGGTTCGTAGGCGAACGCCGCGACTTTGCGGTGCCCGGAACGCCAGGAGCCCATCTTTACTGGAAGATTATCTGGGACGCTACACAGGCCGTGAGTTATATCGGCTGGACCGAGCTTATGCTTCTGGAAGCTGACGGAACAGTGGCTAACCATTTCGGATCTGAGGTGATTCTCAAGGCGTTTGGCAACGCCGGCACCGATGCAATCTACACGGGCATTCGGTCTGAATATGACAGCGCCGCAGGCTGGTATAATCTCTTCCTGAATGGTTATACAGGCTATGACCCGAACGTGGATTCCTGGTTTGAGCAGCCTGGTGCATTGCCTGGATATACTGTGGGCTCGACGCTGCTGAAGCCTAATCCGATGGTCCCCTGCTGGAATACAACGATGCCCTATTGGTTCGTTGCATCGGGCAGATCGTTCCGTTTCGGCGTGAAAGTCTCTACCAGCTACGAGGGCGGATATCTCGGCTTCATCCTTCCTTACGCCACCCCTGGACAGTACCCGTATCCGCTGGCAGTAGGTGGATCTCTTGTGCCCCAAGACTCCGCCCGGTCGGCGGAGTGGCGATATTCCTATGTTAGCTTCAGGCATGGCGTATATCCTGGGCCGGGGACAAACAACTATCCCGACACCGACAGCACGAAACATGCGACGCTTTATATCCGCAATCCAGACGGCGAATGGGCATACGTGGGCAACCGCACAGCGTACGGCTCCTCGGATACAGAGGGCATCTCAGGCCCCTACTTCAGCGGCCCGCCTTATGTTCCGGTACAGAATCATGGATATCGCACAGTGTGGCCTCACTGCATGTTTGGGTCGAACCAACTCAGTCAAGGACGCAGGCCCTGGCGCGAATGCCTTGGAGGCGGATACATGCTGCTCCCCTGTATCATCAACCAAGTCGGCCCGACTTGGTTGGTATATGGAGAGCTTGAAGGTACATTCTGGATCAGCGGCTACCAGAACAGCCCTGAGAACACTACGACATTTGGCGGGAAGACTCACATTATCCTTCAGAACGCCTACCGCAACACCGTCCATGAATTCTGGGCGCTGTCGCTCGATTAAGGGGAATAGATATGGCATATGAAACCGGCACATCTTCCAGCGTCAATGACTTGCTGGATAAGTTCCGCCTCTTTGCTATCGCGCAGGGTTGGACGGTAAATCGTTGGGCGACAGTAGGTTCTGGACGTGAATTGTGCATCCAGAAGGGTTCGGCCTATTTCAACTTTCGGTCTTACAGCAATGAAACCGCCGTTATTAACGGAAGCTCGCAAAGCAGCAAGTATGGCATCGCTGTCAATGGTTCGGACGGCTATGCGGGCGGCAACGCATGGGATCGCCAGCCTGGATACCCACAGCGTCAGACCGGCGGTGCAAGCGACCAGGCTCACGCATGGATGCCTCTTGTAATCACGACTGGCCCGTTCCCTGCCTATCACTTCTTCGCTCCAGATTCCAAGACGCTGTTCGCCGAGGTCGAAGTGAGCACCGGCGTCTTCCAGCGCTTTGGATGTGGAACGCTGGACCTGTTCAACCCTGCTGCACCAGGAGGAGGACGGTTCTTTTACTCGACAGGAGGGCAACACCCTGCAACCACGACCGGATCCAGCACATGGCTCGGTTCGCATGTAGATGACACTACTTACGCCCTGGAACTCGTTCCGTTTCGCGTCGCAGAATACTCTACGTCTCAGACAAGCCTATGTGGTTCCTTCGTCCGCGTACAGCACGATTCCTTCGACAACTGGGCATGGAGTAGCCGTTCATTCTCGACTCAGATGACGGCCAGTATCTGCCAAGGGGGCGGAGTCCATGACCGCGTGATTCGGGACCTGTCCCCCAGCCCTTTGAACGGTGTGGGCCTTCTGCTGCCTAATGTCGTGTCCGTGAATAGGAATAATGAGTTCTTGAATCCTATCGGCGTGATTCCGGGCATGCGCTATATGGACATGACCGCGTATCTTCCCGGAGACGAATTTACACTTGGATCCGATACCTGGAAGGTGTTCCCGTGGTATTCTAAAGGCGGGGTGCTCAGCGCCACGCGAGGCATCGCCTACCAGAAGGTGATCTAATATGGCTGTCGTCACGACGTATGCGCTTGTAGAGGTATATCCAAAAGAGCCTCCGACTCCCGAATATAGCCCGGGGCTGAGTTCTTTCACGCCAGTCGATAATAGCCCGCCTGTGGATGCTTACGAATCGGCAGGCGCCCTGCATGGTGACGTCACTTCCACCCTGCCCATTTCGGAAGTGGCAGAGACATCCCAGTCGTGGCGCCACCCGACGTTTCTGGACGACTTCTACTATCGAATTCACATCCGCCCGGGAGTCATTGTGCTGGGCAACCTGTTATCGGCACAGGTACGGACGGTTGAGGTGTGGTCAGGGTATTTCGATCCGAAACTGTTGTCATCGCTTTCAGCCGCAGGCACTGACGGCATTACGCTCACTCAACCGGAGGTGCCTCCGACATACTTCGCAGCGCTCGAATCTCGAATCTACACCCTGAACGTCAGTACGAACGGCCCGCCGATCGTCGATGCAATCTACACATTCAATTTCCCGGACGAATCCCCGACGCTCGAGATTACTGGTCGCCGTGTGGCGCTGTGGCCGTTCGTACCTGACACGGGGTACGACGAAACCATGTCCTGGAAAACGGACATCATCGACAGCTATAACAACGAACAACGACTCGCACTACGCGACGCACCTCGCCAGGCATTCTCCCACAAGTTCGTCCTGGATGAAGCGCAGTTCAGCCGAGCTAAGGCTATCAGCACGCAATGGGCACACCGCGTCTATGGCATCGCAGTGTGGGCAGAAGTCACCCCACTACTGAACGGACTTTCTGCTGGAACGACGTTCATCGCGTTCGACACTGCGAATGCAGACTATCGCGACGATGACCTCATCCTGCTGTGGGTATCCGACACTCAGCTCACCGCGCTCGAGATCACCACAGTGACGCCCACAGGTGTCAATCTGAAGCTGCCTCTGGAAACGAACTGGCCCAAGTGCTATATCGCTCCGCTTCGCTTCGCGCGTACCTTCAGCGGTATTGATTACAAGCGTTCGTCGAACCGATACATCACTGCCAGCGGTGTGTTCGAAGTCACGCAGAACAAGGATCTGGGCGACAACGGTGCCTATCCCCTGTATCGGGGCAAGCCCGTATTGACGGATCGGTCAGCTGTCGTAAGTGACCTCAGCGAACGCATCGCTCGCACCATCGACATCTTCGACAACGGGTCTGGACCAATTCAAGTCGATACCGCGACGAATTGGGTCCGCCACATGCAGACAATCGGGTTCATCAAGAACACCCGTGCGGGCATCTGGGCATTGCGCAAGTGGATCCACGCACGGCGCGGGAAGCAGCGCGCGTTCTGGCTACCCTCCTGGAACACAGACCTGATCATTCTTGAGAACGTCGCAAGCACTGCCAGCGCCATCACAGTATCCCCTATCGGTTATCCGCTTTATTATGGGATCAAAGATATCATGGTGCAGCTGAAGAACGGGACTCGCGTGTTCGCGCGCGTTACCCAAGGCAGCACGAACGGTGACGGGAACGAAGTGCTGACGCTGTCTGCTGAAATTGGTGCCACGTTTGCAACGACCGATATTGATTTCGTATGCTTTATGTCGCACGCACGATTTGACTCAGATCAGGTCGTTTTCAGCCACAAAGACGTGGGCCAAGTAGCAGCCACGATCGCCATTGCGGAGACGCCTGAATCATGACATATAGCGCCTATGAGACCTCTCTAGAAACAGGAACCCCGATCGAGCTCTATGAGTTCATTCAGGGGATCCAGCGCTGGAACTATGCCAGTGGCGCCAACGAGATTATTCGTCTCGGGCAGACCTTCACACCTTCGCCCGTCAAGCGCGACAGCGTGAAACAGACGACCGATACG